CTGGTTCAGTCTACTATTTCGCGTAGTAGATCGCGGGTATCAGTGAGTAACATCGAGATGTCAATGTCAAAATTGGCAGCAAATCGTTTCGCTGGTTCACTTTCACCAACCGTCGCCGGTCGGTTTGAAGAGTATGTTCGTTTGGTAGAGAGGCTGTATGGCCTTAGTCTACCTCGCGTTCTCTTCACCGATGACGGTCAACTTCGCAAGTTTTGCGAAGGTTTAATTTTGGGCGACGTTTCACACCCTTGGTGGCCTCAGTACCGTAGGCTGTCAGCGCGGTCCCGTTTCGGGCTCGCGCACTCGACCTTCCTGTTTCGGAAGGTGGTACCAAAGGAGAAACCTCAGGTGGTGGATTACGTTCGTAAGATCGCGACTCCTCAGTCGTCGCCAGACCCGGACTTTCTTGATTTTGCGAGAAAGATGGTCCGAAAGATCTTTCCTTCGGGATGGGACAAATCTTACGTTCGGCATTGCGCCACGAGTAGCCTCCCTCTCACTTCGTGTTCGGAGTCGGGAAGGAGACTAGGTGGGTCTAGAGGTTGGTTGCAACATCAGCGTGAGGAGAGGGCTGAGTTCTGCGCGTACGTGTCAGAATCTGTTGCACCAAAGACCCGTGGGGTTTCGAGAGTTGCAGCGGTCTTAACCAGCGGTAAGTGGCGTATCATATCGATTCCTCCTCGGATAGATAATGCACTGCGTCCCTTGCATAAGGCCATGTACTCTCACCTTTCCCGTTTTAGTTGGCTTCTTCGGGGCGATGCAAAGCCTTCAGCATTCAAAGGTTTCTCAAGGAGAGATGGGGAACTCTTTGTAAGTGGCGACTACGAATCCGCCACGGATAATTTAAATGCTGAGCTCCAAGAAGCTATACTATATGAGTTGCTCGATCGGTCTCTCTCAATTCCGCAAGGGATTATCGACCATGCCCTATCGACTTATCGGTCTAGACTGGAAGTCGATGGGGTCGAGTACGTCCAAGCGCGCGGGCAACTCATGGGGCAGCTTACTTCCTTTCCGCTCCTTTGCCTTATAAACTACATTACTTTCAAGTACTCCATTCCTCGGAAGGGGGTACCCGTCCGTATTAACGGGGATGACATAGTTTTTCGTGCTATGCCTGACGAGGTAACTCGTTGGGAACGTAATGTAGCGAAAGGTGGTTTGACTTTGAGTGTAGGGAAAACCTTGAAAGACCGTCGGTTTTTCACCCTAAACTCTACTCCATTCGAAGGCGCCCGCGAGGGTGCTAAGTCGGTTGGCTTCGTACGGAGCTCGGCGCTGTTTGGAGAAGGCGAACTGACAGATCGAATCATGTCGCTGAATGGTAGGTTCTATTCAGCTAGCGCTGGTTTTGGGCGTGTCCGAAGGTCTCTAGTTCGGGAGACATTCGTCGACCTCAATCAGAAAGCGATACATGCTTCGAGAAGGTCTGTCACAAGGGGGCTGGGATTAGCTGTGGATCGGGAGTCGCTTCACAAACTTGGTTTGTGGCACCGAGAGCTCTTTTACCTTGAACAAGTAACTGAGCCCTTGGTTCCCTCAGTAGCGAGAGGGGATCTCCCGGGGGGTTGGTGTCGCGTCTCGTCTAGTTGGCTTTCTTCTTCCGAGAGGAAAGAGGCGAGCGATCGTTGGGCCTTGGCCTGTTGCGATCATGCGTGGCAAGCCGACTTCACTGCCTCTTCGTACTCTACGAAAGAGATGATGGACCACATCCTGGAGGGGTGCTCTCCCTACGGTCTTGGTACTCTCGCGCATGCGAGGGTCCGTAGGATGCTGAGACTCTCCAGGGCTCAGATGTGGCGCTGGATCTATCGTAGAGAAAACGAGTCCGTCTTCGGACGGGCCCGTCCAGAGAAGCGAGAGTGGGTGTTCGTGGAAGTGGATCGGTGTCCCCAAGGACCACCGATAGATTTTGTTAAGGAGAGTATGAGTCTGTGAGTAGTCCTATAGGAGATACGTTAAGCTCAGTGGGTTCGATTCCCTTAATCACGGTTGGTAACAACGTGGAACGTCTGGTAGACGAGTAGTCGTTAATAAAAGCTCGGTGAAATCCCGGGACCTATTGTTTGGACCCTCCTTCTCCCTTCGGCTATAGGGGGTTGGAGCGACCGCATAGGCGGTTCCTAGCTTATAAAGGGCTCAGAAATCTTGTGGATCAGCACATTGGCCATTCCATGGCACTGATGGGGGGCATTGACAGTAGAGTCCCTTAGAATTACCGTGAGTCTCGGCGGTTGAAAAATTACTGTTACAAAGGAAAGGTCGTGGACCAAG